AAGACTAAGTTTCTAGGCAATATTCAACATGAATACCCTAAAAAGAATTGGTCAAGTGTTATGTTGTTTAATAACTACAATGCGGCTTGTTGTAGACTATCACCTGATAAAGTTAATACAGAGTCAGGTAAATACTTGCATCAATTTGAATGGTGTCCAGAAGATAGGGTAATGGAGCTTCCTGTAGAGTTTAATCACTTAGTTGGTGAGTATCCTGAGAATCCAGACGCTAAGATTATACATTTCACTTTAGGCACTCCATGTTTCAAAGGTTATACGGAGCAAGAGTACGCTAATGAGTGGTTTAAAGAGCGTGATGCAATGTTAGCTCATGTTTAAGGGGGAAGTATGTTAATAAGTGACGAATACAGAAAACAACAAGAAAAGATGCATGAGAACCCTAATTATGGGGTAGCTTCTATAAGCTTTGCGCCTTTTGTTACAGATATTATAAATAAAACTGGGCACGAAGATATATTAGACTATGGCGCTGGTAAGGGTAACTTAGGTAAGCACTTAACCCCTAATCATAAGATATATATCACGCACTATGAGCCAGCTAACCCAGATTGGGCTGATACCCCAGAAGAACATGACTTAGTTTGCTGTATTGATGTATTAGAGCATATAGAGCCTGAATTATTAGATAACGTGCTAGATGACCTTCAAAGAGTCACTAAAAAGCTCGGCATCTTCACTGTTCACACTATGCCAGCAGCTAAAACGCTTCCTGATGGTAGGAATGCGCACTTAATACAACAGCCTCCTGCTTGGTGGCTACCAAAATTCTTAGATAGGTTTGAATTGGTAAGTTTTGGAGCTATGTCAAACGGCTTCAAGATAATTGTTACCCCTCTCAAGCCTGTAATAGTAACTCAATAGGTTAATTAATGGCTTTAGATACTTACGCAAATTTAAAAACATCTATCAAGGTTTGGACTCATAGGGATGACCTAGACTCTGTGACTGATGATTTTATAGACTTATGTGAAGGCATGATCTACTCCAACACAGACCAAGGCTTGTTAGTTAGAGAGATGGAAACATCTGACACTACGGCTGTAGGCACTCAGACAATGGCCTTACCTACAGGCTTCATCAAAATGCGAAAGCTAACTATATCTGTTGGAAGTAATGAAACAGATGTAAGGTTTGCAACACCAGAAAGCTTAAACAAATCTTCTGCCTCTGGTCAGCCTAAAAACTTCACAGTAACCTCCCAAATAGAGTTTGATAGATCACCTGACGCCACATATACCTTTAATCGCGTATATCTGGCTAAAGCTACCGCTCTCAGCACCTCAAACACCACTAACGCCATACTAACTAACTATCCTCAGATATATCTGCAAGGCTGCTTATGGGCGGCTTATATGTACACAGGAGAGGAAGAAAAAGCCTCTAGTGCATGGACTTTGTTCATTAACGGCATTCGAGGTGCTAATAAGACTTATAAGAAGGGGTTTAGCCCTGCTAGTTCAATGAGAAGTGAAGCGAGCACCCCATAAATGGCTGAAACTAGAGCGTTTAACACAGTGCCTCTTGGTTTAGCTGGTGGCACATATGAATCTAGCTCTTTGCCTATATCAGCGCAAAGGACTGTTAATATGTATCCTGAGATTAATCAGGGGGGTATTAGTGAAGCTGTTTTACAACCTTGGCCGGGTTTAATTACGTTAGCGGGTGACTTTTATAGCTCATCTAGTGGTTTTGGTGGTCAATCTTCCACCTTTTCTAACCCTGATGGCTCTATAACCTCAATAGCGTTTGACTCTGACAATAACAACCTTCTTATGTGGGATAATGTTGCAGATACTCTCTATGTTATGGATGGGATTACAGGAACAGTATTAGACAGCTTTGGCGTAACTATTGGCGGTGATGTTTACATAGGTTATGACAGATATAATAGTAATCTAATAATCTCCTCTACTAGCCCCGCAGCAATAACAATTTATAACGGCCTATCAGCTTCAGTAACAAGCTCTTTTAGCGTTACTACAGGCAATAGGGGTATCGCTATAGATAACTCTGGAAACTTGCTTGTAGCTAACCACGTTACCAATACCATAGACATACACGCTGGTATCACCTCTACAGTTTCAAGTTCTATTGATATTTCAGCTGCGGAAGGTAATATAACTAACTTAACCTTTGACCCCGGTGCTGGGAATGCAATTTTCACAGGTTTAACAGATAACATTTATGTATTAGATGGATTAACTAACACGGTATTGCAAACGCAAGCTACTGTAGGCACAAGTGGACAGCACTCGATAACACTTAACACCTCAGATGGTAGCTTAATAGAAAGTAATTACGGCACTGATACGACTTATGCTTATAACTCTGAGATAGGGGCTAGAAGTGGCAAAAGCGGTAGAGGCGATCACGTTTTTAATGGCGCTTATTACTGCATAGTTAGTCAGACCTTATATTCTATTAGCTCTAACGGCACTAAGACCTCTATAGGAACAATCCCCGGCACGACTCGCTGCACCTTTGCTGATAACGGCACATTGATGGTTATTTGCTATGGTGGTGTCCCATTGTCTTATGATGGCACGACTTTAACAGAATTAACCTCTATCACTATTCAACCTACGGTGGTTACTTACCTTAATAATCAATTTATATTTGATAGTGGTACTGGTGATTTCTGGGTAGCTGATGCTGGCTTGACAACCATTAACGGCTTGAACTTTGCTAACCCTGAGTCTGACCCTGATGAGTTAACTGCTCCTGTAGTGTTTAACCAGCTATTATACTTGTTTTCGACTAACTCTATCGAGGTTTGGGACAATACAGGCGTTGGTAATCCTCCTTTTGAGCGTATTTCAGAAGCTATTATAGAGGGCATTGGTTGTGAGAGTCCTTTCGGTGTAACCACTACCGACACAGGCATATATTTTATAGGTAATGATGGTATTCCTTATAAGGTTCAATCATTCCAAGCTATTCCTATAGGTGGCGCTGCTATCTGTAGAGAATTTCAAGGCTACACAAGAACAAACACTATAGCTTATCAAGCAACCTTTGACGGTCAGAAGTTTTGCGTATTCTGTTTTCCTACTGATAAAAGAGTATGGGTATTTTCAGAAACTACCGAGCAATGGTTTGAATTAGACCATGAAACAGATGGGCAAAGATATTTAGGCTCAACTTATCAAGAAGCTTACAAATTAAGGCTAACTCAGTCTTATGTTGATGGCTCTATCCTTAAACTAGACTTTGATACCTTTAAGAACCAACTAGCCCCTATTGTTAGAGAAAGAACTTTATCAGTGATAGCCGGTGAGACTTTCGGCAAGGCTGGAATGTCTTTAGAGATGTCTAAGATGAGAATATCGGCTGAGTCAGGCGTAGGAATAAACACAGGGCAAGGAGAAAACCCTAATCTAATGGTGCAGCCTTCATATGATGGTGGCAGAACATGGGGACAACAAATATTTATAGAGATGGGAAGAGATGGCGAATTTAATAAAGCTATTGAGTGGCATAAGATGAAAGTCTTTGATCGTTTAGTGGTAAGAATAACATTCTCCGACCCTGTTAAGTTTGTTCTATATTCAGCATCAATCGACATAAGGGAGGCTGGACATTGAGTATAAGAAGCCCGCTACTAATAACTAAAGTTAGACCCGCAGAATTTACAAGCAATAAAGAACTAAAACCCTATTTTGACAACCTAGAATCTTATCTAAGGCAGTTATCTTTTAAAGTTGGCACGGATGAGACAGATGTAAAAGGTTTAGTAATAGGAACTGATGTTCAAGCTTTCAATGATGGCTTACAGTCTATTGCAGGGCTAACTGAAGGCACTGACCAGATGTTATACACGACAGGCGAAGATTCTTACGCTTTAACCACATTAACAGAGTTCGCTAGAACGCTCCTAGACGATGGTAGCGCAACGGAAATGAAAGTGACCCTAGGTATAGGCACTTCTGTAGACACGGCTGCTGTAGCGGCTAGGGTAAGCCTAAGAGCATGATAATATTAGACACATCAAATAGAAGTTTAGAAATGGTCTTATCTGGGGCTGTAACGACTAATGAACTACCTTTCGTGGTTTCATATGTTGCTATAGATGTTTCAGATATGACTATGAGCGCGGTTTCATCTAATAATGGCGAATCTAACGGGACTACAGACAAAACTATAGTCTCAGCCCCTAATAGTGGTTCGAGGCAAGTTAAGACTGTTACTGTTTACAATAAAGACACAGTAGAAGCTGAAGTCACTATACAAGTAGATGACGGCGGAACTAACAGAGAGATAATAAAAAGAAAGCTGCAAGTAGGCGAAACCTTACAATTTGTAGATGGGCATGGTTGGTCAGTAGTACCCGAAAAAAAAAATAGAATACTAAGTGGGAACAGCTCTACTACAGCTATCACGGCTGCTGGAACTTTTGTAGGCTCTTGGACAGATGTAACTGATTATGACTCAATAGTTATAGCGGCTAAGACAGATCAAGATGGTTATATGGAGGTTCAATTTTCTCCAGATGGTACTAATGAAGATTCTAGCCTTAAAAGATATTACAGAACAGCGCAAATAGAAGTCCCTCATAGATTCACAATTACTAGACAATACACAAGAGTTAAGTTTGTTAATACATCAGCTTCTAACCAAACCTATTTAAGATTACAAACTACAATAGGCGATAAGACAGACTTAAACGCTCCTTGTGACTCTACATTAGCTCAAGACTTTGATGCTACAGTTGTTAGACCTACCTCTTATAATACTGAAGTGGCTCTAGGGCGCAGACAAGGACACGTTCTCTGGAATAAGTTTGGATATAATGAAGATGTAGACATAGGTACAGAAGTAGTAGCCTCATGGGGTGGAACTTTCACGCCTATTACTACAGCTAGTGTACTAAGTATTGTTTCGACTGATGCAGCAGATGATGGCGCACCTGCTGGAACAGGTTGTAACTCAGTTGTTATATATGGCTTAGATGCTAATAGAGATGAGGTGACAGAGGTTGTTACCCTAAATGGGACTACTCCTGTTGTGACTACATCGACTTGGCTAGGCGTTAATAGAGTTGCTATGTTTCTATGTGGAACAGGTAAGGTTAATGCAGGGGTTATCACAGTAACTGAAACGGCTGGCGGCAGCACAATGGCTCAAATGCCTATAGGTGGAGGTGTTACCCAACAATGTATCTTTTATGTTCCTAGAAATCATAATTTTATTATGGAGTGGCTATATGCTAACTCTCTTAGACAATCGGGTGCTGACCCAAAAGTTACTATTAAGATATGGGTTTACTCAACGGCTAATAATGGTAATCAAGAAGTCTTTAGAGGCTCTATGGATACCTCAGTTTCTACAGAGATAGACATTAATCCTCAACTACCTTTTCCTGTAACGGAAAGCTCTGTTGTATGGATGGAAGCTACTACAGATAAGAATGACACAATAATAAGCGGAAGATTTAGCGGCATACTTGTAAGAGATGCAGACGCATAATTTAATTCAGAAACAATTAGGATAATAAAATGGGATTTTTAAGCACTTTAACAGGCAGCGATGGGGCTAAATCAGCTAGAGATGCGGCTGTTGTCCAAATTGATGCGGGTCAAAAAGCAATAGGGCATCAAACAGAAATGCTAGGTCAGGCTAGAGGTGACTTAACTCCCTTTGCTCAAGCTGGCACTGATGCTTTATCACAGTTACAAGGACTTTTAACAGGCCAAGGACAGGCTGACTTTTTAAATGATTCTCCTTTGTTTCAGAATGTTATGCAGAACGTGAATAGATCAACTAACGCTATGCAAGCAGCTAGAGGGCAATCATTATCAGGCAATACTCTAAACGCCTTACAATCGAATTATCTACAGCAAGCTCTACCCTTTTTACAGAACCAACAAGGAATGCTAGGTAATTTAACTGGTATGGGGGCTAATGCCGCAGGACAACAAGCTAACCTAAGCTTTAACACTGGTCAATCTATTGGTGACTTATACACCCAAATAGGCAACGCCTCTGCTGGTGGAATTATGGGCGCTTCTAATGCTCGGTCTGCTGGTATGGGTAATATGTTAGGTTTAGGCGCTATGGCTTTCGGAGGTATGGGAGGCATGGGCGGTTTAGGAAGTATGATGGGAGGAGGTGCTGGAGCTGGTTTAGGTGGCACTGTTAATCTAGGCGCTTTTGGTGCGCAACCCTCACCAATGTTTAACCCTCAATTCCAACCTACTTTTAGTCCTTTAGGATAAGAATATGCCTTTAAATCCAAACATTCCTCTAGCTGGTCAGCAACAGAACCTAGTTCAAGCTCTTTCACAAGGGTTTCAAGCTGGTGATGCTATCCATAATGCACCTTTAACTAGGGCTTTAATGGAGCAACGGCAGCAAATGGGGCAGCAGCAAATAGGGCTTAATGAACAATCTTCACAGCTAAACACACAGAATTTAGAGCTAGGCACACAGAACCTAGAGACAGGCGCATTAAACTTAGAGACAGCACAAACACAGAAAGCTGTATCTGACTTACAAATTTCAATCCCTTACGCTATGCAAATAAGAAGCCGCCCTGCTGAAGAAAGAGTAGCTTACTATAATGATTTTGTTGTACCGGAGTTAGGACAATTCGGCATAAACGCACCAGCACAAACAGCCGCAGACTTTACAGATGAGGCTTTAGACGCAGATATAGCTACAGGTAATGAGATTATTACTAACGCTTTGTCAGCTTCAAGAACGCCACCTAATTTCCAGCAAGCTCAAGGTAGCAATGCTGTAGATGAAGATGGGCGCAGATTTCGAGTTACCCCTACCTTTAATCCGGGGACAGGTCAGACTGAAATGGTTACTTCTGCTGTTGATGGGACAGATAACCCCCCAAGAGGAAGGCTTACTGGAGCCAATGCTGAATGGCAAACACCAGATATGCAAACAGCAAGCGCTGTAGATGAAGCGGGGCAAATAGAGCTACAGAATATAACAATGGCTGCTGGTGAGGCTGCACTAACATCTTTAGAGGGAGCTAACAATAATATGGCTCTATATGATGAGGCTTTAGCTGCTTTAGATGCTGGGGCTAACACTGGCTGGCTAGTTAATAGATTCCCAACAATTAACGCAGCTACTTTAGCTTTAGAGAATGTTCAAGCTAGATTAGGTTTAAATGTTATTGCTAATACAACTTTTGGCGCGCTATCTGAGTCAGAATTAGCATTCGCCTTAGACTCTACAATTCCTTTAGATATGGAAGAGGAAGATTTAAGAATATGGCTTGCTGAAAAGAAAAGAACTCAAGGTATTTTAGCTGACTACCAAAGAAGCGCGGGGCAATACTTGTTAACACCAAGAAACACTATTACTGACTGGATTTCTATTCAAGAAAGAAACCAAGCAGCATCTCAAAGCACTTTAGCACCGGGAACTACTCCAATGGTCGGAGGAGGGGATGCTACATCTACCCAGACTAGGGCGCAGCAAATACTGGATGCAAGAGCTTCAGGAAACTCAAGACCTCAAGGCGTACCCCAATAATGGATGAAATTACAGACGAGCAATTAAATAGCCTTTCTAGCGGTGATCTTGAAGCCGTTATCAGTGGCAATCTTGAAGCTATGTCTAATCATGGCTTAGAAATTATTGCTGGTAGACAGCCTCAATATCAGCCTTTCTTCAGTCAAGGTCAGGCGCAGCCTGAAAGCGCCCAAAACATTACGCAAGCCCCTATAGGAGCTGCTGTTGGGACACCAATACAAAACACAGGCTCTAACCCTTTGTTTGGAATTGGGATGGGCGGTCAAGAGTCTATTGATAACGCTTTAGCAGAAACGGCAGACCGAGAAAGCAGAATGACTCAGTTACGAGAAACCAACCCTTTCTTAGCTGACCAAATACAGAACATGAGTATAGGTGAAGCTATAGCAGTAGGCGCTGGGGAAAGAGTTGCTACACTCCTTAGAGGTATGGGCATTATGGATATGCCTGATGCTGCTGAAACTCAAGCCTTTGACCTTCTTAGAGA